CAAGTANTTAAAAAAGCAATTAGCTACGAGTTAGCTAACTTTATCTTTAACTATTTTCTACTTAAAAGAGATGCGGTTAGATATATGTATGAGAACAATATTACATACGATACAGGACTTTTAGGTACGTGGACAGATCAACAAATACCTAATACTTACTCACATTATGCTGATAATGTAATGGAAACATTACTTGTTAAAGTATTACCAGTAATGCAAAAAGAAACCGGTCTAAATCTATGTCCTACTTATTCCTATGCAAGATTATATAAACATGGTGACGAATTAAAAAGACATAAAGACAGACCTAGTTGTGAAATATCTACAACTATTAATTTAGGTGGCGATCCTTGGCCTATATTTATAGATGGCACAGGAGCTGACAACGTTATAGATGAGTATAAAAATATACATAAACCTGATGCACCTAAAGGTACTAAAGTCCTACTTGATGTTGGCGATATGCTAGTATATAGTGGATGTGAATTAGAGCATTGGAGAGAACCTTTTGAAGGGGATACTTGCGGACAAGTGTTTCTTCATTATAACCATGTAAATGGTCCTTTTGCNGAAAAGAACAGGTTCGACANAAGGCCAATGTTAGGTGTTCCGCCAATACGGAATGCATAATATAATGAGGTTATATGTTACAAAAACTAGGATTCCTACCGGGATTTAATAAACAAGTTACATCAACAGGAGCTGAGTCTCAATGGACAGGCGGCGAAAATGTTCGTTTTAGATATGGTACACCAGAAAAAATAGGTGGTTGGAATCAATTAGGNGAATCAAAACTNACAGGAGTTGCAAGAGGACTTCATCATTTTGTTAATAAAGAATCTACAAAATTTGCAGCGATAGGTACAAACAGAATTTTATATGTATACTCGGGAGGAGTATATTATGATATACACCCATTAGTTAATCCATCAGGCACGACTATATCAAATTGTTTTACAACATCTAATGGATCGCCAACAGTTACCATTACTTTTCCAGGAACTCATACATTTGTAGCAGGAGATATTATAACGTTTAGTGATTTTTCAGCTGCAACTAATTCTAATTATGCAGCTGCAGATTTTAATGATATAAAATATATGGTAACAAGTGTACCCTCTCCTACTACTTTAACTATTACAATGGATAGTAATGAATCAGGTTCGGGTGCTACTACATCTGGAAGTGTTAAATATTATCAATACTATCACGTTGGACCTGCTGAACAAATTGGAGCTTTTGGTTGGGGTATATCTTTATGGGGTGGTAATATTTTAGGATCATTAACAACAACTTTAAATGGTGCATTAGCAGATGACACTAATGGTAATAATAGTTCTGCTACAGAAATTACATTGGCTAGCACTACAGGCTTTCCATCATCAGGGACTAATTATATTCAAGTAGGTGCAGAAGAAATATCTTACACAGGAATTACAGGAAGTAAATTAACAGGAATTACTAGAGCAGCTAGAGGATCAACTAGATCTTCACATTTAAATGGTGCAACCGTAACCAATACTTCTAGTTGGACTGGTTGGGGATCTGCTGCAGCTAACACAGACTCAGTAACAGACCCTGGTTTATGGTCTTTAGACAACTTAGGATCAACATTAATAGCATTAATACATAATGGAGAATGTTTTGAATGGGATGGTGATGCAGCTAATGCAACAGCAACACGAGCTACAATTATATCAGGAGCACCAACAGCGTCACGTGATATGTTAGTATCTACTCCCGATCGTCACTTAGTATTTTTTGGTACAGAAACAACTATTGGAGATAAAACTACACAAGACGATATGTTTATACGATTCTCTTCTCAAGAAAACATTACAGATTATACACCTACCGCTGAAAATAGTGCTGGTACACAAAGATTGGCTTCCGGATCACGGATCATGGGAGCTACACTTGGTAGAAATGCAATTTATATTTGGAGTGATACATCTTTATTTACTATGAGATTTGTTGGAACTCCTTTTACATTTGCATTTGAACAAGTTGGAACTAACTGTGGATTAATAGGAATGAATGCAGCTGTAGAAGTTGATGGTGCTGCATACTGGATGTCAGAAAATGGTTTTTTTAGATACACCGGTAAACTAGAATCTATGGATTGTTTAGTTGAAGACTATGTTTATGATGATCTTAATACAACTTCTAACCAATTAGTTTATTGTGGTATTAATAACTTGTTTGGTGAGATTACTTGGTTTTATCCGACATCTACATCAAATGTAAATACTAGATCTGTTACATATAGTTATCTAGATTCAACAGCTAAACGACCTATATGGTTTACAAATGCAAGCACTTTGTTTCCTAGAACAACTTGGGAAGACTCATCTGTATTTGGTCTACCACATGCTACACGATATAATGCATCAGTTGATACATCTTTTGATGTTCGTGGTAACACAGATGGCACTACCGTTTATTTTGAACACGAAACAGGAGTTAACCAACAAGAAGCAGCATCAACAGCTGTAGCTATTCCTGCTAATATTACATCTGGTGATTATGATATTACACAAAAAGTTGTTAGAGGAGCTGCAACCAACTTAGGTGATCTTAGAGGTGATGGTGAAAATATTATGAGAGTAAGCAGAATTATTCCTGACTTTATATCTCAACAAGGTAGTGCTATTATACAATTAGATTTAAGAAACTATCCTAACAATACAGCAGCTAGCTCATCTTTAGGTCCTTTTACGGTAACAACAAGTACAAATAAAGTTGATACACGAGCTAGAGCCAGAGCAGTTGCATTAACAATATCAAACACAGCAGTGGATACTAGTTGGAAGTTAGGGACTTTTAGGTTAGATATACATTCTGGAGGAAGAAGATAATGTCGATTACAAGATTACAACAAGCTAGACAGATGTTTAGATATGGTGGTGACACCATGGGAGGACCCAACGATAAAAGTAATGACGGTCTTGGAGACACAGGTGATTTTGGAAGTGAAAAAGCAAACGTAGCTAATACTAAAAGTGCAGAAACAAATTTAGGTATGGATAGTAGAGACAGAGCCATAGCTAATCAATATAAAAATATGCCTACACCAACAGTTACAGTAGGGGTGGATAAATTTGATAATCCAATAACAGTACCAACTACTTATACTGATAGACGTAATAGACAAAAAACTTTAGATGCATTAAATGCTAAAGGTATTAGTTCGTTTGATCCTAGAGTTACTAAAACATTTAATTTTTTAAATCCAAACAATCTTGTAACTAGTTTTGCACCTCAACAACAAAAAAAATTTGGTATACTAGATTTAGTTATGATAGCAGCTTCAGGCGGTTTACTTGGACCTAAAATAGCTACAGGTGCAAAAATGTTTAATACAGCAAAAAATGTATCTAAATTAGCTCAAACAATTGGGTTAACCGATAAAAATGTACTTGATTCTTTTACAAGTAATTTTACAGAAAATTTTGGTAAAGGTAAAAAATCTACAACTAAATCAACATCAACTAATAATAATAATAATAACGGCGGCGGTGGAGACGGAATAGCATCACTAGACAACCAAGCAAGTGGTTATGATGAGTATATATTATTACTACAAAAATTACAGTCAGGAAATATTTCTGACTCAGAACGAAATAGATTTAATGTGTTAAAAAATATGTTAGGAATATAATGGCTAAAATAGTACAAACATTAACTAGAGCAAGTTCAGAATATGAAGAAGACGTAGCTCAAAACTTAGTTAGAGATTTAGATGCGGTGTTAGAGAAATTAAACACAACGTTTCAAGAAGAATTAAAACAGGAGATAGAAGCTAGAAGTTTCTTTTTAGATTAATGGCAGTAGTAAACCAATANAAATTTGNAGGTATAGATAATAATACAAGTGGTAGTGCACTAACACCATTAGGATCTGGCAATCCTTTAGTTAGTGAAACGTATGTTATAAAATCTATTCTTGTTACATCAGCTGGCACACCTAGTGTAACTGTTTTAAATAATAGTATTACAGCTATTAAATCAGTAGCATTAACAGCTAATCAAAACAAAAGAATTATTAACTCAACCGCTAATAGTAGAAGGTGGAAAAACCTTTACAGTGCAGTCAAGCACATCAGATTCATTTGACGTAGCTATTAGCTATTTAAATATTAAAAAGGAGATAGTAACATAATGAGTGAGATAAAAATGTTAACACCAAAAGAGATAATAACTACAATTAAAAACAAGAAAACAGGCGAGATCTATGAGACCGAAGAGGCTTTAAAAGCTGCAAATATACCTGAAGAGGATGTGCAAAGAGATGTAACAGTTATCATGCCATCTCTTGATTTAATAGGAAAAACAA